CTGACGATAGAACACCTCACCCGTGTAGAGACAGGTAGAAAGCCTTATGGCTTGTGGGTTCTCGTTTATCTAGGCTACTGTTACGTTCAAGCGTCTGGCCCCGATTCTCTAGCGTTCCGGCATCCACCTGCGTCGAGAAAGAAGTACCACCTGATTAGCCACGTTTATCCGGGTCTGTCACCCACAACATTCCCGAGGGCTGGGTTAATGGCCCCGTGAAAACAGATTAAACCTTTTCTCCCCTACTTGCAAGTCTATTTCATGGTGATATACTTTTAACCGTTGGCTCTCACCGGGAAAGTAGCCCAATAGATTCTAGGACAGTACCTAGAGTCAATCCTAGGAATTGGGGTACTTGGGAGCCAACACCCAAATAGGGATTCTTTTGAGTCTCTATCTGGGTCAGATGCCGGTTCAGCTTACCCACCGTTGCGAATTGATTGCTAGCATGAGATTCGGAAGTTGTACACACCCGGTATCTGGCCTTCTAACGGGGAAAACATGAACGTAGAGGATTTGTTGCATGGCTTTGTGTTACAGCTACTCAGACGTGGGTTTACCACGGAACAGGTAGCCGAGGCTCTAGCCTCACAGAAGGTGAAGATGATGCAGGCTGACGAATACCTGCAAGCTGTTAAAGAATCAAAACTACAACCATAAGGGGTGAACATGGATAAGTACGTACCTAAGCCGGGTTATGGCTCAGCGTTTAAGAACGACAAAAAGACGGAAGACTGGCACGGAGACTTTAAGGGCAAGGTTATGTTGCCAGACGGCAACGAGCACTACGTAGACATCTACAACGCCAACACCAAGGATGGCCAGCCATACTTTAAGATGAAGATTGGCAAGCCCGTGGCGAACAAAGCTGGGGAATACTCAGCCGCACACAAGCCATTTCCTGCCAAACAAAAAGCACAACCATCCGGGTTTGACGACGTAGACTCAGACGTACCGTTCTAATGACCGCCGCCAAAGGGCAGACACAAATGCCCAACCTCAAGAACTGGGGTGGGGTACGTTCCGTACAAAAAAGGCTTACTCGTTCTAATACCCTGTACGCTAATCAGGAAGCCATTGCCTACTCGCTTTTGTCAATGGCCAACACCAAGATTACGGACATCATGGAATGGGACGAAGCTGGCAACGTACGGGTAAAGGCTTCGTCTAAGATACCCGAGCACGCTCTAAACGCCATTAAGAAGGTTTCGGTTAAAACCGATAAGGATGGCAACTCGGTATTGGATATTGAGCTCTACGATAAGGTTGGTGTGCTGCGCTTACTGGCCAAAGCTGCCGGTATGCTAGAACCAGAACAATCCGAGTCTGACAGGCCAAGCGTTATTGGCATTAACGTTAAAGCCCCAGACATGATAGACGTAACTGAGGAACCAATTGAGCAACCAGAAAGAGCGCAGCCAGAAGGCGCTTAACGGAGCTGGGCTAGACCTAGACTTCTCTACCAGCCCAGTCGTCTACAACTTCCTGCAAAGCAATGCTTTTGTACGTGGATTGATGGGGCCGGTGGGGTCTGGCAAGAGCTATGCGTGCGCCGCTGAGATAATGTTGCGTGCCGTTAGGCAAAAGCCTTCCCCTATCGATGGCATCCGATATAGCCGTTGGGTTATTGTACGAAACTCTTACCCAGAACTCAAAACGACCACAATCAAGACGTGGCAAGACTTATTCCCAGAGAACACCTTTGGGCCAATGCTCTATACTCCACCGATTACCCACCATATCCGCTTGCCTTCCCGGGGCGATGCGGCGGGTATTGACTGCGAAGTTATCTTTCTAGCACTTGACCAACCCAAAGACGTGCGAAAGTTGTTGTCCTTAGAGCTTACCGGCGCTTGGGTCAACGAGGCCCGAGAGCTGCCAAAAGCAGTTATCGATGGCCTCACCCACCGGGTCGGTCGATACCCAACAAAAAGGGATGGCGGCGCTAGCTGGCACGGTATCTGGATGGATACAAACCCGATGGATGACGACCATTGGTGGCATAGGCTATCCGAGAAAGAAAAGATGACCGGGGCATACGCTTGGAAGTTTTATAAGCAACCCGGCGGTGTAGTTGAAGTAGACCCAAAAGACCTACCAGATAACCCAGAAGCTAACGACCATCTGTTTTCTGCCGGACGCTGGTGGAAGCTAAACACCAAAGCCGAAAACGTACGCAACCTACCGGCTGGCTACTACCAACAGATGTTGCTTGGTAAGAACCTAGACTGGATTCGGTGCTACGCCGAAGGCAAGTACACCTACGTTCAAGAGGGTAGACCAGTCTGGCCAGAGTACGATGACCTACTAATGACGGCTGACTTGGAACACGACCCAACCATTCCAATCCAAGTAGGGCTAGACTTTGGTTTGACGCCTGCCGCCGTTATAGGACAACGTACGCAAAGTGGTACGTGGCACGTACTCCATGAGATCGTCACCTTTGATATGGGGCTTGAGCGATTTGGCCAGCAGCTATTGGCTGAGCTCAATGCCCGTTATCCAAAAGCCGAAGTGATGGTCTGGGGCGACCCCGCTGGTATGGCTAGGGACGCCATATATGAAGTAACCGCCTTTGACTACCTAAGAACATTGGGGCTTCGTGCTCAGCCTACGCCAAGTAACGATTTTAAGGTTAGGCGAGAAGCGTCTGCCGCCCCGATGCAGCGGCTTGTGGCTGGTAAGCCCGGGCTGCTAGTCAATAGGAACTGTAAGCTACTTCGGAAATCCTTGGCTGGTGGCTACCACTTTAAGCGGATCGCCGTTGGCGCAGGGCAAGAGAGATTCAGAGATAGCCCAAATAAGAACGAACACTCGCACGTTGGCGACGCCTTTGGCTACCTATTGCTGGGTGGCGGGGAGCACAAAAGGATGACCAAATCAAACTCTGGGCAGTCACGTACATTTACCGCACAAACCGTAGTCAATACAGAATTCGATGTCTTTGGACATTCTTAGCCTAAACTCTGAAATCAAGAACAGAAACGGGGTTTTGTTGATGCCGTACTCCCCGCTTCATGCGATGGAGATTGAGGTATCCAATCCAGAGATTCTAAGTTCGGGCCAATCCGCCGCAGAGCACATGAACTGCCAAGCAGCACTTGGGCCTGCCGTAACAGCGGTGGTCAATAATTCACCACTAGCCGTATTCGGATTTATACACTATTGGAATGGCATGGCTGAGTTTTGGTCTATGTTTGATGACAGGGCTAGGCGCTACCCAAAGACCATGACTTTGGTTGCAAAACAATTTCTGTATATCGCAGAGGTATCAGAAGGATTGCACCGGCTACAAATCACAGTAAAATCTGATGACACAAGGGCGTATCGGTGGGCTAAAGCGTTAGGTTTTGAAGAAGAAGGTCTAATGCGGAAGTTTTTGCCGGACGGTTCGGATTCATACATGATGGCGAGGATTAAATGAGTGGACTATTTTCTAAACCAGATACAAGCGCAGCCGAGCGCCAGATTGCTGAACAGCGCAAAGAAAACGAAAGACTGCGCCAAAAGGCAGAAGAAGAAAAGCGTGACATGATGGAATCCGAGGCGTCCAAGCGTAGGGCTAGGACGAGTGGTGGCTCACGTATGTTGTTGTCTGAGGCACGTATAGCTCCGGAAACAGGAATTCAAACATTGGGTGCTACTGGCACAGAAAGGGTGTAATCATGGGTGCAGTTTCGGGCGCTGTAAAAAAACTTACTGGTGAAGACGCAAAAAAGAGAGCAGAAGAACTTGCTCGCAAAGCGGAAGCAGAAAAAGTAAAAAGGCAAAACCAACTTAACGAAGAAATGAGAAGGGGCGGAGAAGTTCAGGCTTCGGCTCAACGTGCTCGCCGCCGTGGTGGTTTACTTGAAACTGCTAGCGTTGTTGGTGGAGAGCAAACTCTAGGTTCAGGCACGGCTTTATAAGGAAACAAAAATGCCAGATAAAGATAAAATGCAAAAAAAAGTTGCAATGGTTATGCGTGAATACTCTAAGGGCAAGCTGAAATCTGGCTCTGGCCAGAAGGTCAAAAGCGAGCAGCAGGCAAAAGCCATTGCCATGAGCGAAGGCCGCAAGGCAGCGGGGTACAAATGAAACCCGGCCTCTATGCCAATATCCATAAAAAGCGTGAGCGCATAGCCGAGGGTTCTGGCGAGAAGATGCGTAAACCCGGCTCTCCCGGAGCGCCTACCGATGCTGCTTTTAAGAAAGCGGCTAAAACCGCAATGAAGCCTAAGAAGTAATGGCTACCCAGTACGTCACTAGGGAGTCGATGAACACGAAGTCACGCCATGTGACTCCGACGTACATGGACAAGGACGAAGCCCAGAGAGTGGTTGGTTCGTCCGACCCGATGCCTACGGTAGACGTAAACCATCTTCGTCTACACGAGGGACGTGCATATTACGTCTATAAGCTATACCCGTACTCGGCAGGTCTTGGGGCCGGGTCTAGCATCAACATTGCAGTTGCATGGCCAGCCGGTATATTTCCTCACGCCGTGTTTTCTTACGAAAGCCCGGGTGAAGCCGAGTTTTTTATGTATGAATCACCTACAACTAGCGGCGGCACGGCCATGACAATTTACCGTCGTAACCGAAACCTAGTCACAACAAGCTCTGGTGCGGCTGTACTAGACCCAACGGTTAGCAATACTGGAACCGAGATATATGCAGAGTTTGTCCCTGCCGGGAACAAGGGCGGCGGTCAGCTTGGTTTTACGTTTGAATATGTGCTCAAGCCTTTGACTACTTACTTATTCAGATTTACTAACGTCAACTCTCAGGCTCATCCGGCCAATATGCGAATTGAGTGGTACGAGTAATGGTACAGAAAAAATATCAAAATCCAGAAGGCGGCCTTAACGAAGCTGGAAGAAAACACTTTGAGCGCAAAGAGGGTGGCAACTTACAGTCCCCGGTTAAGTCTGGGACTAACCCAAGACGGGTTAGCTTTGCTGCGAGATTTGGCGGCATGGCTGGGCCACTTACAGATAGCAAAGGCAGACCGACTAGGCTAAAGCTAGCCTTGAAAGCATGGGGCTTTGGAAGCAAAGAAGCTGCACGCAATTTTGCGATGCGTCATAAAAAGGATTGAACATGGCACGACTAAAGGCTGAAGAAGTATTAAAACGACACGACGTTGCACTTCGCAAGAAAGATGATTTCAAAAGTCTTTACGAGGATGCCTACGAGTTTGCTTTGCCGCAGCGCAACCTATACGACGGATATTGGGAAGGCAAGGTAGGTGGCGCCAAGAAGATGGGCCGTGTGTTTGATTCTACGGCCATCAGCTCGACCCAGCGTTTTGCCAACCGTCTTCAGTCTGGCATTTTTCCGCCGCAGCGTAAGTGGTGCAAGCTAGAGCCGGGGCCGGACATTCCTGACGAGCGCCGTGCTGAAGCACAGTCTGCGCTAGATGTCTACAACGAGAAGATGTTTGCCGTACTCAAGCAGTCAAACTTTGACATTGCTATTGGCGAGTTCTTGCTAGACCTATCTGTTGGCACAGCCGTTATGATGGTTCAGCCGGGAGATGACGTAGCTCCAGTAAACTTCGTTCCAGTTCCACAATACCTTGTGGCCTTTGAAGAAGGCGCCAATGGGCAGGTTGATAATGTTTATCGGCGCATGAGAATCAAAGCGGAAGCTATTGCAAACCAATGGAAAGATGCGGTAGTACCTGAGAATAGCCAGCTTGCTCGCTTGGTTAGGGATAAACCCACCGAAGAAGTCGAGTTTATTGAGGCAACAATTGTTGATGTTAAGCGTGGCGACTTTGGGTATTACGTTATCCACAAAGAGTCCAAGCAGGAAATTGTCTATCGTAAGATAAAGACTAGCCCTTGGATTGTAGCCAGATACATGAAGGTGGCCGGTGAGATATATGGACGTGGCCCGTTACTAACCGCCCTTCCAGATATTAAGACACTCAACAAAACAAAAGAGTTACTTCTCAAAAACGCCAGCCTTGCTATTGCAGGGGTCTATACCGCAGCCGATGACGGCGTGCTCAACCCCAACACGATTCGTATTGTTCCGGGTGCGATTATCCCGGTCGCACGCAACGGTGGGCCGCAGGGTGAGTCATTAAAAGCCCTGCCACGCTCGGGAGACTTTAACGTAAGCCAGTTGGTTATCAACGACTTGGTACAGAACATCAAGCGAATCCTGCTAGACGAGTCCTTGCCACCAGATAACATGAGCGCACGGTCGGCAACCGAGATTGTTGAGCGAATGAAGGAATTGGCTCAGAACCTAGGCTCGGCATTTGGTCGCCTTATTAACGAGACAATGGTTCCAATAGTATCCAAAATCTTACAGGTTATGGATGACCGTGGAATCATTGACCTGCCGTTACGGGTCAATGGGCTTGAAGTGCGTGTCTCCGCAGTATCACCGCTGGCTATGGCTCAGAATATGGAAGAAGTGGACTCTGCCCTCAAGTTCTTCCAGATTGCAAGCCAAGCTGGGCCAGAAGGCCAAGTCGCAGTTAAGGTGGGCGAGATGCTCGACATCATTGCAGACA